ATAAAGCCTGGCCCACCCCACCCGGCTGCATTGGCTGCTCAATGGGCTCTTGAATCGGGTTGGGGTAAACACCAATCTGGTAAGAATAACTACTTCGGTATCAAAGCACGTCCAGGTGAGCCTGGTACCATGCGTAGAACTAGAGAAGTATTACGCGGTAGAAACGTCATGATCAATGACCGTTTCGCTGACTATGCTTCTTTAGAGGATGGTATTGCTGCTCGTGTAGCGTTTATTAGAGAAAATAAACGTTATACTCGTGGTGGCTACTACAGTGCTTCTACACCTGAACAAGCTGCTGTGGCACTACAGAGAAGTGGTTATGCTACTGACCCGAACTACGCTAGGGCTCTTATTGGTTTAATGAGAGGTGCCGGTATCGATACCACTAAACCCAGTAGTGAAACAGCCCCATCGGTTAGTGGTAAGATTAGTAAAAATGGTAGCCCCAGTGGTGCTACTGGTACTCCTACTCGTACTGCTGTACTCTATAGTGCTGGTACACCTACTAGAACCGCTACTCTGCAGTCTTATAATCCCTCTGGTAGTGGTAGCCTACAGCGTACTTTACAAAAAGTAGACGGTACGGCTATGCCTTCTGGATTAGACAGCATGGGTGTGAAGTCTGACAATACACCTGGTGTCATTAGACGTACTTTACAAAGCAGTATGGTAAACGTGTCTAAGAAAGCTCAAGCTGCTGCTGCTAAAGCTTCTGCTCGTGCTCTCGGTAAATCAAGAGGTCTGTGTGCTAAGTACGTACGTGAAGCATTGCAGTCTGCTGGCTATAAGTTTACTCCACAGAAGTCAGCTTACATGTACCACACTAAAGGTATTCTAGCCGGTATGGGCTTTACCCAAATGAGTCCAGATACACCTGAAGCTCCTGGTGACGTAATCGTGTGGGGCCCTATCCCAGGACATCCTCATGGACACATCCAGATTTACGATGGTAAAACCTGGGTATCTGACTTTAGACACAGACGTGACTTGAGTCCCTATGGACAGAGTCCACACAAACAGTGCTGGTACTATCGTGATACAGGAGGCGAAACCTCTACGGTGGCTACTGGTAGTGGTGGTGGCTATGCTGCTTCTGTGGCTAATGTCTCCAGTGGCATGAGTCCTGCTGCAGTACCTCAAGCTGCTAAACCCTCTACTGAAGACAAAACACCACTGACTCAATCTAGACCTGACTTATTCCAAACTACCTCTGTAGCTAATGCCATGGGTGCTTTCCCTGAAGGTACTGTAAACAGAGTAACCGGTACTGGAGTAGGTGAGGCTAGTGGTACAAGTGGTATTGATGCTCACGTGGAGTCTTTACAGTCTTCTTTAAGAAATCTCTTAGGTATTGGTCGAGCTGATGCTTCTACTGTGGTCTCCCTACTGCACTCTACTAAGCAGAATAGAGAAGCCATGAAAAAAATGAGTGACGCCAATCGAGAGTCTCTAATGAGAAGTGCTATGGCTAATCGTAATGATAACCCGTCTCTATTGGGTAGATTATTAGGATTTAGCAATAGTAATACTCAGGACTTAAGGACTGGATTAGCTCAATCTGGTAGCAGTACCAGTAGAAGAGAAGCTGAGATTAGAGATGTGTCTAATGAGCTCTTAAAAGAAACCAAAGAGCAGACTAAGACACTGAAAGAAATCTTAGCTGAGATTAGAGGTAAAGGTAGTTCGGTATTAAACCCTAGTGATAAGGTTTCTTATAGAAACCAACTCAATAGCAACAGTACCAATGCTTCCCCTGTTACCCTAGCTAAAGGAAACATCTAAGCTAGTAACTAAGACACTATATAAAGCTGAATGAATACTACTCTACTACCCCATTGACAGGGTAGTAGAGTAGCTTATTCTATCTGTGTTTTTGTTCAATATTTTAGATATGAAACACGAAATAACAGTTAATATTTTGAGTAGGTATCTACAGACAATAACAGTTAGTCCATTTTTAGCTACTTGTTATCTCTGTAATCCTTACTGGATAAGGGTTTTAGAAATATAGAGTGTTCTAAAAACCATCGGTTATTAGTATTATTGTTATAAGCAACCATTTTGAACAACACTTTTGTAATGTTAGATGAGACGATTTTAAACGTCAGTTTTGTATAATTACAAGGGACTATTTTAAACATCCAAATTTGAGAATTCTAGATACTCTAATATACACGCCTACCTCACAGTCGGTTGCTGGATTTCCAGCTAACCAAAACTCTTGGATTTTGAGCTTAACGAAAGCTAGCCAAAAAATAAAACAATAGTACCCATCGCTGAATAGTTTGGAAGACTAAGCGACAGGTACTATAAATAAGGACTTTAAAATGTTAAACGAAAGAACACTATTTCAGCAACGACTGGAACAGGAACTCTCAAACTATCAGAAACACTCAAGAGAGTCTTTAATCCAAAAACTACAACAATACTTACCAAAACACAGTAAACTACACAAAACATTACCTAACATCACTAGCCTTACTAAACTACGTACTCTCTACAAACGCACCTTAAGAAACCTATTGAAAAGGTCTTACCGTATTAGTCAATCTAGAAAACATAAACCAGACTACACTGACTATCTAGGTATCTGTAGAGAATATAACAGGGAGATGTTCCCAATAGACCATTACTTTAGGAGAGAATATGTTAAACTACCTTTACCCAAATGCAAGTCATGGGTAGACAGAGTGAGTGAAATGCCGATAGATAAAAGACGTAACTTACAACACGCTTTTAGGAACATTAAAGAGTTGATTGAAACGCTGTTCATTGTCTACAGTAAAGTACTGGTACTTAGATTAGACTTCTATACTGAAGAAATGGATTTAACCAAAGTAAACAAACACTACAGTGACTTATTGAGGTGGTTACAGAATACTAATGATACTTATATCGCTATGCTGTGTACTAGAGAATACACAGTTAATAGAGGAATCCATTTACATTGCTTTATGTTCTTGGATGGTGAAAAAGATAGGGACGGGTACTTGTTTGTGGGTAAAGTAAGAGAGAAATGGCTTTCTTTATCTCCCGAAAATACGGCATTAAATTGCGTCAATTGGGACAAGGACAAGTATCCGGACGAAAAAGAAGTACTAGGCCTGATTAAGTACACCGATATAAGAGCAATCGAAAAGCTCATTATCGTCACCAAGTATTTGTTAAAAGACCTAAGTGAAAGAGATTGGTTAATCCAAACAGGCAATAACCCCAAGAGTAGATTATTCACCTGTACTCCTGTAGTCGATTATCCCAGTAAGTCCAACAACTACCACGAGACAATAGACTACAGTGGTATCGACAATAAGCGTAAATGGCTAGTAGACTATCGATGGATTAGGCTATTATCCTTACGCAATAGAGCCAGTCTATTCAGCCCTAAGAGCAAACACTACATTAAACCTACTGAGATAGTAAGATTAAATCCATTATACATCAAGGGAAAGTGAGCCTAGACTACTAGGTTTTAATGATTCTGAATATACAACACTACTACTCTCTACCTCACTTAGGGGTAGAGAGTAGCTATTATCCTTTTCTAACTGTAACTGAATCTATTGTAACATGGCTCTATATCATCGTAATGTAAATAGTCACTTTAGACTGTTTACCTTGTTTATTCTAATGTAAACACCTAAACCACAGGAGATACTACCCATGCGTAGTCCCAATGAATCTAAATCTCACTACTACTCTTACACTTCCAGTAATCGTTACAGACACTCTCGTCTCTCTAGTGAGTACTTCTTCCACGCTCTATTCGAATACGGTTTAGTCCTAGACTACCGTAATCTCTACGACACAGAGAGACACTACCAAGAGCTAGACTACAATCTAGTCAAACACAAACAAACCCACTTCTACATTACTCAATCTCAGGTAAGTGACATTATCCGTGCTTTAGGTAATACCCTAGAGAAGAGCGATATAGTCAATCTAGAGAAACTCAACGTACTAAAACACAAAGCCTACAGTGAAGGCATACCAGCCATGCTACAGCACTCATTCACTACTCGTGGTCACTTAACCGTACGAGTCGTAGACGATACCTTATTCGAAATCAAGTTTAGTCACCCTGTAAGAGGTAGAGCTAAAGGAGGTAGAACTAAAGTCTTACTCGAGGATAGATATCTCTTCCACCTCGTTACCCCTGTAGAGCAAGATGTAGTGATCACTGAACTGATGCGTACTGCTTCATTGAGAGTAAAACCGATAGAGTGGTTAACGGAATTCATGCTCCAGCAGGATGACACCAGTAATGAGTTTCCAGTCAGACCCACTACCACTGAAGAGTGTACTAAGCTGAAAGTGAGAATGACTCAAGAGAGTCTAATGAAAGCCATTACTCTAGTCTTTACTCAATTCTATCCAGAAAGCCTAGTAACCTCTAAACTAGACTCCTTTAAACAGGAGATTCAGTCTAAAGACCACACAGTCACCAATTCCTTCATGACCGAATTGAGAATGAAAGGTTATTCGTTTAGAATCGAGGTGATTAACCTAAACGATAAATATCGTGTGGTAGTTACCCTAGAGGAGGTATTGTTCTAATCCTCTGTTCTTGGTGAACAGAGGTCAGTGAGTACAGTTTACTGTACGAGCTAATCCCTTACTGGTTTCGAATAAAATGGGTAAGAGGGGATAAGTTTGAAAATAGAATTTGTTCCTTCTACCCCATACAGGAGATTAGAATGTATCTTAGCGATACCCGTATCCGTAAGTACTGCATGAAAGACAAACCTTTAATCGAAAACTTTATCGATAGAGAAGTACGAGAAGTCAATGGCGAGAAAGTGATTAGCTATGGCCTAAATGCCAATAGCTACGATATTCGTTTAGCAGAAGATGCTCGTCTCTTCAGACACCACCACGAATACAGCTTAAACCCTAAACGTCTAGAGGATGGTTATCTAGAACCCAACTTTGTCCACGTGAATAAAACCAAATTCACCGGTAAGGATTCAGCCTATATCATCCTCCCTGCCAAAGGCTTCCTCTTAGCCCACTCTGTAGAGAAGTTTAACATTCCCTACAACATGACAGGATTCCTGTACTGTAAGTCCACTTATGCTCGTCTAGGTATGAACATGGCTCCCACTGTACTGAAGAGTGGTTGGAGTGGTCAATTGGTTTTAGAGATTTACAACCAAACAAATAACGACTTAGTCTTGTACGTGGGTGAAGGTATCGGTACCATCTACTTTGCTGAGCATGAATCGGATTCTGAATTACGCTACAAAGGTCTGTATCAAGGACAGAGTGGTGTTACAGTAGCTCGTCAGTGAAACTGACTCACTGTACTTCGTAGAGCTAGACAGTAATAACTGATAGAATACACGATAGACTACTCTACCCAGACAGTAGAGTAGTCTATTATTGCTTATAATGGCTTTGTGTCACTATCTTAATTCATCAAATGCTCATTACTCGCTTATAGAAGCTCGTATAGAGCGATCAATACCCCTGGGTATACCATTGTATACCTGAACCCATGAATGCAATCCTAGAGCCTCCTAGAGGCCTTAGTGAAAGGATATTAAAATGTTTGTTAAGAAACCCAGAAAGTTTACTGTAAAAGGTCTATTCCAGGTAAAGGGATTAGAGCTACCCTTAGTGATGTACAACAACATTGCTAACTCTTTAACTAAATTCATTTCCTTAATTGAAGAAGGGAAAGTAGGATTTGTTCTAAGAAGAGAAACCGATAAAGACATTGAGTACTCCTCGGTTACCGAAAAGCACACTGAGAAACTGATTGTCCGTAAAGTGCTTCTTACTACCGTTATCGAATACTACAGTGTCGGTAAGAACCTATCCGATAGGATGTATTACAGACTCCATGTGGAGAACCTACACCTCAACAAAGTGATTAAGGGTAGAATCCACAAAGTAGAAGTAGACATCAATGGTTACAAAGAAACCTTTTCTTTCACTGATGAACAAGTCATCTCCTTAGTCCCTATTGTGGATAAGTTTTTAATCCTCTCTAATAAGACTCTAGAGAATGGAGTGACTCAGGAGAGGCAAGAGCACCTCAACCGTTTCATGAAGGCTCTAAACGATAGGGAGATTAGAAGGACTAAGAAAGTCTCCTGTTATGGAATCGTAGCCATTACCAATGGTAAGTACATTGGTATCAATGGTACACTACCGGTAGAATGTAAGGAAGACTTAGCCTTCTTTAAGAAAATGACTGCTGGTAATATCGTTATCATGGGTAGGAATACCTGGGATAGCTTGCCGGATAGGTATAAGCCTCTACCCAATCGAATCAACATCGTCTTATCCAATCAGGATAGACCCAATGGAATAGATAGTAAGGTGATGTGGTTAAGTACTAAGGCATTAGACTTAAAAGCAATACAGTCTACTTACCCTGATAAGAAAATCTTCTTTATTGGTGGAGCGAGTGTATTCGATCAATTTCACCCTTACATCGATACCTTCTACCTCACCTTTATCGATACCACTAACCCTCTAGAAGTTACTCCTGAAGACAAAGTCGTGTGGTATAACCACGACTGGGTAAGTCACTTAAGAAGGACTAAAACGGTAGAGGAAGGAGTAAGAGACACCTATCGATTCCGTATTATCGAACACCGTTAATCCTACTAACTCCAATACTACCTACTCTCTTTATCGGGAGTAGGTAGTATATAGTGAAATTTTATATTTAGAGAGGAGACACGTACATGTCAATATTCACTCGTGTATCTAAGAGAGAGTCTTTTCTCTCGGATGAAGTCGTAAAAATACTCAAGATAAAGGACAAGAGAGTACTGATTACCGATATCGATAATAAGCACTACTACGAAATCCTCTGCTATTTAGAAGCTTTCCTAAGAGAGGAAAATGAGATAACGATTGAAGATAAGCAGAAGTACTTCACCTTTACCTTCGATTTACATCAGCAATTGCATTACTTCGAGTACAATCTCCTGAATCGTAGACCTAAGCTTCTAGTCAAGGCAGGACCGTTTGTATTCGAATACCTATTGGATAAGGAGCAATTACCTGAGATTAGGAAACTCTTTATTCGTATTATCTCCCAATACCTGAAAGAGAGAAAGGAGACAACATGCTTGTAATCAAGGAAGAACCTTTCTTTAACCAGTCTAATACCCCTCTAGTCTTAATCTTTATCAAGGGTAGCAATCAGTACCTAGAGAGACTGAAGGAGGAATACCCATTCTGGTATAAGAGCATTACCGAATGGATTAATGCTGGTAGTATAAGCTACCATTACCTAGATACCCAAATGTATTCCAGAGGGATTATCTCGATAGAGACTAAGGGTAATCTAGATAACCTGATTAAGTCTCTTAAAGAGATTGATAAAACCTATCTAGAAGCTGATCCGGCTAGTATTGATTCTAAGTGGATAGGAGCCGATACCATTCGTTTACAGGAATTAGGAGGAGATTGGTTACCTATTGAAAAGTATCTCTCTAACAAACTCAAGGATACGGCAATTACCATTGAAATGGTGGCTAAGTCGTATAAGAGACCTTATCTCTTCTACGAAGAAGTCGATACCAGAAACAATATTTACTTTTTCAAGAATGGTATTTTAGACATTCCTGAAATTGAGTATTACAAGCATTTCTCTAATCTCTTAAAGAAAACCGTTTCTAAGGAGTGGTTAAAGGAATACATTAAACTCCATGGTTTCACCCTACCCAATGGCTTAACCTTAAGGCAGGTATTAGTAGACTTTATTCGTAAAGAATACGAAAGAAGGTTTAATGAAGATACTGCTTTTAGAGAAGAGTTACAGAGAGTGATTAATCTCTTTCCTAATCAGCACTTCTCTATTGCTTATTGTGGTTACCTCTTCCCTAAGTTAACGGGTATCCATTTAGACCTCTCTAATCCTAACAAGACAGAGAGAGTAGCTCATCGAGAACCTGCTTTAACAAGCAGAACCTCTCTTCACTCTCCCTCCCCTACGGGGAGAGTAAACTGGAAAGGCAGTAATGTCATTGGAGAGACTTTAGAAGACTTAGTAGATGGACTCATTAGACACTAGTACCCCACTGAGAGGTACTAGTGTCTGTTTAATGCTGATTTACTTGTTTTTTAGTCTAAATAGACTGAATTCTCTTAAAACACTCTAGATTGAGCGTATACGCGATTTACCCTTTAAGGGTACCTAGGGTACCACCCTACCATCTAATCTCAATATAAGAGGCTTGTAGACCCCTTAGAATCGATTTTACTATAATCCATTCACTAGAGAAAGAGTAAATGTCTTGTATTTACCCTAAATTCACTAGAATTACCTTCAATCAGGTAAATGGAAGATGGTCTTCAAAACACCAATAGCGTTTATTTGCGTCAGAATCGCTCTATAGCTCGATGAAGGTGTCTGGTAGTACCCTAGCCTACCCTGGCATGTTAATCGAGCTATACAAGCAAAATAGAGGCATTACAAGCTATTTGTGTTATTGTCAGTCTGTGTAGAGAGTAGAGATGTTGTCAGTAAACAGACCTTCTACTGAATATTTCGTCTAGTACACTCACTTCTTCCAGATGGGGAGCTTTCTGCTCTTTGGGTTTCTTATCCTCTTTTACCAGAATGTCTTCAATGGAGAGCATGTTGCCTATCTGTCCTGAGCTAAAGCTATTACGGATACTTCTAATGTCTTCATCTAAGGTATCCTTCTCTCTGTCTCGGTTCTGGTAAATGAGCTTAGCCATTTCACTTAGGTCGTTTAAGTCTTCCATGGGAATGGCTTTGAGGTTTAAACTAGACTGGGCGTACTCTCTCCATTCTTTTAGGTGGGTGGCAATGAGGGAGTACATGTGGTGCTCTTCGCTTTTGTTGAAGAGGTAGAAGGGTATCTTACTGCGGAATAGCTTGAGTAAGTTGGGGATGGTGAGGGAAACGACTACTTTTTCGTTGGCATTGCAGATGTCATCTTGTTCATCTCCACTGGTACGAGTACCGAATAATTTCACTTCTTCGGTGTCCATGAGGTCGATGTAGGTAACACGGACTAAGAAGGAGCGGTGAAAGAGCTGGTAGAGATTGGTGTTCATCTCTTCTCTGGATATGTAACGAATGGTTTCCATATTCAATTCCAATTCAATTTAAGAGTCTTTTAGGTCTACCTCTCTTGAAGAGAGGATTTAAAACCCTATACTCCTCTACGTGAGGAAGTACGGAGTAGTGTCTGCAGAGCTTGCATTGCTCTAGCCAGGAGTAACTGACCCGATACTTACGGCTTGTGTCTTCTACGAGTAAGGCTTCGTGTTGAGTGAATAAGTACTCTGGATGGTTTAATCTGCTACTGGTAAAGAGCTTACGTTTGTCACCATTACAGCCTATTTTGTCTAACCAGTCCCTATCCAATACGTTTTTCAGCAAGTACTTACTAAGGTTTAATAGCCTTTCAATCTTTTCTATTTCCCAGTATTCAATCTTACCTAAACACTCTCCTCTGTCAGGTAGTTTATCTTTCACGAAGTTAGTGCTAAACCAATGTCCTCCGGATATACGTTCCCATTCTTTACCGATAAGCTTAGCTACCGTTAAGTCTTGATTACTACCGTGCCCATCGAAGAAGAAGTATCCGTGGATATGGACACCAGTCTTCTCCGTGTATTCACGTACGCAGTAATAAGCGAAGTATTGGGGTATTGAGCTTAAGTAGGTTCTTTGCAGTAGGTTAAAGCACTCATTCAGTTTGTCTAGGTTGTCTTTATCCTCTTCACCTAAGCTAAAGTCTAGTCGGATGACCATGATTTTGGTGTAGGTGATGAATAGGGTTCTAATGATGTTTTTAATGGAATGGTAATTGTAATCTATCTTACGTCTATCGTTTTCAGTTAGGTTTAGGAATTTCATTAGCCAGTCAGGTACCTTTCTGGTAGGTAGGTTTACAGAAACACCACTGTTGAAGTAGTGTCCTATAGGGAAGTCCCATGGGTAGTAGGGAGTCAGTATCCCTAAGTTGTCAATCCTAGACTGACGTTGTCTCTGTTTTCTGTTACGAACAATACTCTTGTCATTTCGTTTTATCCTCCTTTTCATTTTGTTGTACTCTTTCAAGTAGAGTTTTTGGAGTTGTTTAAGAGTCTTGGTAGAATATACTCCCATTAGGTAGTTTCTATTTACCCTACGGTTGTAGTAGAGAGTGAGATTGATTAAATTCTCTAGTAAGTCTGTTTTACTTAAGTCTAGATACTCTGAACCAATTGGAGGAGAACTAATTGGTTTTACTTTATGCATGAATATAACCTTTCATGATACATGGAAAAGACACCTACTCTACTGATAGTCTATTAAACCATTACGATACAGTAATATCGTAAAGACTACGGTAGAGTAGATTGTTTTTATTTTTCACTAGCTAGCGTAGTGAGTCTAATTAGACGAGCTACACATAGTGCAGCGAGGATAGCTAGACGAGCTACACATAGTGCAGCGAGGATAGCTAGACGAGCTAACTGGAGTAAACGGACAGGTGATGTGAAGTTAGAAATATACAACAAAATACAACTTCAAAAACACCTAGTACAAAACACACTAAAATGGACAACGATAGAAGTGTAAAAAGTGAGTTTGTAATATACTAAAGTATATATACCTTGTATAAACCCATTAAATTACACTATTGAAACATCGAAAATATTCCGTATACACGGAACAAAATGAGTGAAAAACAGAGTTTATACCAATGATAAATATACCCCTAAACTGATTCCTCTAAAATCATGATAAGAGATTCCTGTTTCACTCATAATGACTACTCCAAAAACGACTAATAAAATACTGAATAAGTACGCTCTCTCTAGTACCCATTAGAGGTACTAGAGAGAGCATTATCTTATCAATTATCCATTCATTCTTCTAACACCATAATGGATTAATACCAGCAGTACAGGAATGTAGTAATACTGTTCTAATTCACTCCAATTCTTAACATCTTTTACTAGTTCTTCAATCACATCCATTTGTAGCGTAGACTTGTTAAGATACTGATGTATCTGTAGCTCTAAATGAGATTGTCCTTCTACCTGATTAAAGTAAAAGTCTTTAGAAAAGACGTAAGAACGAGAAGGGATTACCTGGTTAATAAGAGGAATATCCTGGTATACACTGTATTCTCTTTCATTTACAGACACTATTGGTGCAAATGACTTACCGATAATCCAGTCATTCTTAATCCAGATATCGTTCGTATAAGTGTGCTGATGCGGAGCAATCACTGCTTGAAAACCAGAGTAACGAATCATGGCAAACTGGGGTACATTAGTAAAGGCATCTACTGTTACTCCTACTGCTTCACTAAAGGATTCAGTCAATAAGTCCTTATCTTGTTCAGTAATGGCATCCCACACCGAAGTGGTTTTCAGTAAAGGAAACTCTTCATCACTGTAGATTCTAAAGTGAATCAGTTCAGGTGCTTTAGAGAGACTAAACCAATCCCTTATCCTTCTCATGTAGAAACCATCGTAAATCAGTCTCTCTTGATTAGGTAGAAAGCAGGTTTCGTAGTACTTATTGTAGTACTTCCTAAACCAGTACTTCAGTAGTCTAAAGTACTCTTCATGCAGATTAGTAAAGACAGCCGCTTGTTTAGGAGTCAATAGAGGATTCTGACCTGCTTTTAGGTAATCAGTACTGTATTTGTAAACAGCGACTACCTTATTGTTCAATTGAACTAATTTAGGGTCTTTATTTTGGTCTACAATTTCGTACTGTAGGGTTAACTGTACTTCGTAGATGGTGTTTCTACGATGAGTTAATCTCCTTACACTAGAGACAGCAAACCACCCTAAAGTACTTCTACCAAAGTCCATTAGTACCACATCCCCTACATTAGGGATGACAGGCTGCCTAACGTAAGCCTCGCAGGTAATCTCAGTGAATCTATTCTCCGAAGTATTCTGGGAGGAAGTAATACTACCCTGAATCAGGATTTCAAATCCATCGATTCTCTCGTATTGCTGGGAAGAAGTCGATAAGTCCATACTGAACTGACTAACTGTTTCATCTTCACCCAGTCTTTGTCTAAAATAGGTTACCTTCTGTGCAGCACCATCTGCATACTGCACTAGAGTATCTAATCTCTCTTCTTTATTGTCTACTATAGCCGATTTGTAATCCACAGGAGTAATATTGGGTTTCTCTACGTACTCGTGGAGTTTCTTGGCTTTAGTAGGTTCGAACTTATCAGAAACCAGTTTAACCATTTTCTCTTTCCGTTCTTATAAGTATTATCGAAGGGTCCTGTCTGTTAAGACAGGTTCCTGATGATAATAATTTATCACTAACCAACTTAACCATTATTGGTTATCCTTTCCTTATGTTCGTATAGACCGTTTAGTCGTACGGATAAAGTCATCTTTGTTACGGTAGTTAACAGTATAGAAAGTCTGTACTGTTTTCATGTTGTTCTTACCGTATCTGTCTCTACCCCATTCATCACTGTTGTCATTGGGTCCTCTATCTCCTCTACAGTAATCCACTATCTTCTTATAGAGGTCTTCCTCCCCCATTAGTCGATTAATCGCATCTGTATCGACAAATCGCCAATCGTAATAGATGGCCAGCCTGAGGTTGTAGGTAGCACCAATCTCAATCTCTTTATTAAGATAGATTTTACCTTTTTCGAAGTAAAGAGCACCATCTTCTCTTCTATCCATCATCCTGTCGTTCTTATACAACAATAGCTGGAAGATAGACTTACCGGTATAGAGAGTATAATTACCCTCTTTAACAATAAAGTCTTTTAGAGCAGGATAGATGTCGAATAGGTCTTGATTGTTTAAATCTAACAATTCAGTACCTGGTTTATCGTCTTTATCGAACAATACCAAGATATCGACTAACCTAGATGTCCCTCTAATGGTACCAGATTGAGAAGGAGCAAACTCATTCCAGCGAGGAATCACGATACCGTTATACCAGCTCCAGCTCTCCATATCCACTAAAGAGGAATGCTTGAGTAGATTAAACTGAGACTGAGTAAAGTAAGTGTGTTCGGTATCTAGAGGTTGTTTTACATCAGGTGGACCAATGGTATTGTTGTAGTTATCGATATTACCCATGAGGATATCGGGTACGACTTGGTTGTAGATAACACGAGGATAGTGTAAGGAGAGGTCTGTAGGCTTCATGTAACGGATAATATAGTCGAAGGAGACTATCCAGCCACCTCCCCCATCAATACGCTCTCCTGGCTCAATCATGCCTTCAAAATCGAAGTATCCAAAGACCTGTTGTTGAGTCTCACTCACCGTAAAGATTTTATTTAAACCAGCAGAATCACTCGTGGTACCGAATCGGTTAATGAAATGTTTCTGCATCCAGTCTGAGATATTCTCTACTTTTACCTGATTGGCAATGAGTTTATAGATTTCACTTAAAGCAATCATGGCTTTATCGTCAATCTGGTAATGATATTCCAGATTGTGGGGGAAAGCATTACCATAACGCCTTAGGCTACTCCTAATGCTGTTTAACCAGGCTTGTGCTACGGGTCTAGACTGAGCACGATAGGAGATATTGAATTTCATCTCCATATTGGCGTAGAAAGGCGTAATGTGGGTGCCGGTAACAGGCTCAAGGAAGATGGGTTTGAATTCTTGTTGGAATTCCTGGTACATGAGCTCTGTTTGTGCAAAGGTTTCTTCTTGTACCTGTACCTGCATCTGTTCATTATTCTCTAAGTTCAGGCCTTCTCTACCATCGGAGTGTACTGAAGTCCCTCTCTCTTTCCTAACGCCTTCTTCGTCTAAATAGACAATAGGGGAATGACTGAATATAGACATTCCCAGGTATTCTTTTAAATCGTTCATGACTTTAAAGACAATAGGTCTAGTAATGGTAGACTTCTCGCCTTTAATAGGGAAATTTAAAATCACTTGACTTACTCCTGTTGATAAGGGTATTTAATTGTTCATAGCTCTTTTTCGATATACCCTGATTCCATTAGGATACAGCTCTCTACGTAGTAAAGCGAGATACGATTCAGTTTAGAATCGTATAGAGCTATATTATCAACTTGACAATAGTCGTTTATATTCTAATGGGATTGAACAACAAATGAATAATTTATATTACTTCGACACGAGAAACATATACCTAACGAGGGAAGAGCTCTCTCGTGAAATCGGTATTGCTAGAACCATGGGTATTGAACTCATGGACATCTTTATCTTCTTTCTGGATAACCTAGATGGATTTAAACTAGTAGACGAGAGCCACTTAGTGGAGAACTTTATCAAGAACTACCTCAATAGCACTTTCAATGTCTACCATCCCTTAACGGATAGTAAGGGTAACTTCGTGAATGATTACGAATCTGTTTGCCTAGGTAAGGATACAGAGGAGTTCTTATTCAGTATCGGTAGGAAAGTGGTTTCTTACTTAGAAGACCAGTTTAAGACAGGTAACTTCGATTGGTACTTTAAGGTAGTTAACTTCAAGTCTAAGTACATGGATATCGTGAATCCAGAGACCATTACTTTAATGATTAAGAGGGATGGAAATGGGTACGGAAATGACCACTAAGAATCTACCAGAATACCTCATCATGGAGTATCCTTTCGGTGAATTGATTGATGAAGCCACCAGTATATTCGGTAGTAATCCGTTTGTAGAGGCTTACAATGTACCTGGTGAGAGAGGATACAATCCAAAGAGAAGGATATTCTATCGCACAACAGAAGAGCTCCTCTTTTACTTATTCCTTAATCTCAGGATTACCGGTAGGGACATTTACATGGGTATGTTACCTTTAGCCATGCCGGTGATTAACGAATTGTACAATAAGGTGCAATGGGGGGTAGTGGACTCCTTCTATCAGGATGAATCTTATACCGATGGATTGGTAGAATCCGGTTTACTGATAGAGGAAATGAGAGAAGGGGCATTAGGTTATCGAGACAAATGGGGTAATAAGGTAGAAGTCGTTCCTGGTATTACAGAAGACCAATCTATCTTCATTACCGTAATCTATCACTTATTCCTAAGGGTGTTTATTGAGAAATTCCCTACTATTAGCAACATCATGTTGCAGAATAGGGATAGCATCATTATCCAACATGAGGACATTACACAAAGCATGGAATTCCCTACAGGTGCTAATATCGATAAGAGACGAGCCATTATCGACTATATCCTAAAGGTATACACCTTAAAACTAAGTGTACATGTAGCCGGAAGGGAAGCCAATGGTCTCTAGAAAAACCCTCCATTTACTGGATTTGAGTTTAGCCATTGATAGTGCCATTCGTGACTTAAGAAATCAGTACCACTGTGACTTAGATGTAAAAGACACTAAAGAAACAGTAGAGTTTATGTTAGAGTCGATTAATGACTTAGATTTAGGCGAGGAGATCAGTAAGGTAGACATAACCGTATTAGGCCAATACTTCACTGAGCATTACCGCCAGATAATCAATAGCATCATCGACCAAGAACCTTTCGATGAAGGGTATATTGAGAACTTCCAATCCATCAATTACCCTACTGAAAGAGGCTGGTACTTCATTACTCGTCTCTACTACTGGTTAGCTTACCAATTAGTCACGATTGGTATCATGAATACCCATGATTGTTTTAATACCAGAATCTCGATTAAAAGAGTTTCTCCTAATGACGTGAAGTGGATGATGGGGTATCTGCTGTACTATACCTCGTACATCGTAACCATTGAAGAGTTTTAACATGAATCAAGACGAACTATTATCCATTATTGTAGACATTGGTCCTGAGGCTACGGTAATCGATTATCTCCTCTATAAGGAAAGAGACTTAACCGGTAGGTTATTCGCTATCGACTTCCATCAGGTACTCGATGACTACTTAGGTAGATTAAGAGTCACTGAAGTCAATCGGCATTATAACCAAATCTATACCCATACTCCTTTATGGCAAGACAACAGGCTATTAGAAGAAGTAGTCTCTACCCTAGAGTGTAAACTAAGGAATGAGGCAGTGATTACTGAAGAACTCATTCAGCCCATCTGCGAATCCATGTACAAGTGCCTGAATCAGCTATCGCTTTCAATTCACGAAGTGATGATGAATTACCCAATTAACCGGATACTTCACTATAACTTCAGAGTCGGTGAAAGACTAGGTGCCTCCCAGTTTGTCTTAAGGGAGAAACCTATTGGCGATGATTATGCTGAAGCATCGTTTAATCCATGGGTACAACGAGTGTGAAGCTAATATAAACGATTACTCTACTACCCTCTTCATTGGGGTAGTAGAGTAATTCTTAGTATGTCCTACTAGCTAGTGACTCTTAATTCTAACCACTATAATCTAAAGGTATTACCATGGCATTACAGAAACGATTAACTGAACAAGCGTGGCAAAACTTTAAACACGTTATCCTGCCTACGCTTTGCTCTAAATACTACAGTGAAGACGATATTGTCTCCTTTTATCAACTCGATGAAGTATTGGATTTAACGATAGGTGATACGGCTAAAGCCATGGCTTTATTCCTACTACTGGATATGGATAAAGAACTCCCTAAGATACTGAGTAATATCCAAACCTCCCTTAAGAATGAAGACCTCTCTTTATCACCCCAAGTCCTATTCAAGTTCATCATCACTCACCCTAACGAATACAAGAAAGAGAAAGACTACGAAATGGTCGTTTTCTTAATCTATTCGGTATACGGAGTGGAGTTTCTAAACTACCTATCTCGTAAGAGAAAAGGGTACCTCTCTTACCGAAACCGTAGGCTACACAAGCAACTCGTTTAAATGAGATTTAGAGGTTATTCCAATGAGCAAGAAATCTGTATCTAAGAAGAAAGAAAGACAAAAGAAACTGGCTAAGCGTAAACATCAGTCAGGGTCAGTAGTCAATTACAAGAACATCTCTACCCATATCCGTACCGGTAAACTGGCTGCTAAAGGCACCATTACCGGTAATCTGGCTATGGACTTACTAGAGGAGACTGAAGAGCAACGTATTACCGAGAAGAATATCCAAACCTTAATGGATGACTGGCATGAAACCGTAGAGTGCTTTAAACAAGGCACTACTGACAGGGAACAGCATAGTCGATTCAGTGAAAACCTCTTCCTGATGAAGCAGCTATTAGAAATTGCTTCTAATGAGTGTGTACCCACTGATCCTGAACAAGAAATGGAGTTTAGAATCCATTTATCCTTAATGAGGGATAACCTAGAGAAGATGGAGTGGATTGTCATTGAGTTCTATAACAAGATAGTCAATGGCATTGATAAACTCTACTTCGTTAACAGTCTTGAATTTAATCAATACAAGATTGTAGAAGAATTCAGTAATACCCTACCCAGTCTCTTACGTTATGTGGATATTGGTCAGTTTCAGAAAGGCTGTCGTATTACCATGACGAAGCTATCCGATAAACACTACTCTGGTGAGAACGCTAAGTACTATCGCTTTAGAGAAGGTCATGTACTCTTACGAGAAAGACGTAAGAGAGAAGCTGAATTAAAAGCTTTAGAAAAGACGCAATAGCCCGATACTACTCCTACTACCTTTAGACGGGTAGTAGGAGTAGTGTTTACATCAGGTATTCTTTTTTCTTTCTTTAGCGTTAGCGATTTCGTTATTAATCGATTCGCTTACCTCTATTTCGATATTCTTCTTACGACCAATAGCGGTCTTGATGATGTTCTGCTCGACACGAGTGGTATTTAACCAATCACCTAGAGACATTCCTGTGTACTTATACACATCGGATAGAACAAAATCATCGGCTACTTGCTGTAAGAGAGAACCATCACCACACAGATTATAACAATCCTTCATGTCCATTGGGTAGAGAGAAGGATCAGTTCCGGTATCTGTCTCGTATTTACTGAAGGTACAGCCGCCTATTCCATAGGCACTATCATGTAGTGTCAATAGACTTAAGTGACGTAATCCTGGGTCAGTAATAGGTTGGGATTTAAGAATAGTCTTAAACACTTCATTGTAACCAGCATTACCGAGGACAAGCTCTTTACCCTCTTCTGTACCTTTTAGCGAAGGATCGATTTCCTCTCTAGGGACATTAGAAATACCAAACAATGGGTCTTTCACTGCCCCTAGAGCGTTAGTAATGACTAACTGTCTTGCTGTATCCCGAGTGAGCGATAAATCTGTGCGGTCAATGTAAAAAAAGTCATTACGGTGTTCACCGGTACAATGTGGTTACTTACACTTGAAGTATTGTACTTCTCTTCAAAGTCGGAGATAGTCGGTACACCGTATACGGCTTTCAAGCGAGCATTAATAAACTCATTAACCACTTTAATAGTAGCTTCTTTTACATCAGAGAGCGTCGCAATATCGTCTAACAGGGAGAGAATGACTTCACGTGAATCGATTTCAGAAACCACTACGTCGTTAGAGTAAGAGTAAGTCTCCTTAATCTTTACTTTCTTGATGTAGTGACTGAATTCACGCAATTCAGTAGCCGCCATTTTACTGGATAAGTAGTTGGAACGAATTCTCTCATCAGAAACCATAGCCAGAGTCTGGTTAATGGATTCAGTTAAGTAATTGTCCCAAGCAGCACCATGCTCTACGAATTCATTCATGTTAGAATCACCTAACACGAGAATGGTTTCTTTGGTAATGGTACCTTTACGTTTCTCTTCCTTACGTACCATAATCGTACGCTCGAAGGGTTCTACATCCTCTTTCTTCTTCCAATCGCGTTTATACGCTTCGATTTCTTCATTAGAAGACGGAGTAGAGTGAGCAGCAATCAGGTGCTGTTTCTGGCGAGTAGAGAAGCGGTTATCTGCGATTACTTCCATATCGGATAACCAGAGTTTACCTACGACCAATTTAGGTTTACCATTATCCAAGAGAGCAGTACGGTTGTAGTTGAAACCATCAGGGAACATGGCACAACCCAAACCCCAGGCAATAGCAGGGATATCCATTGGGTCTAAGTGACGACGGATATTCTCAGCAGTCGCATCTTTCAGGTTGATACGAGCAATCTTACGGATAAACAAGTCTACGATTTCATTGCTGATAAACCAAGTAGTAGAACCATAAATAGAACCACCGAATCGTCTACCCTGTACAATCTTAGAAGTATCCAATACAAACTGCAAGTCAATCAAGTCAGCTGAAGTAGGTGCTGAAATCACAGCCACTAAACCAGAGTGGGGCAATACTACCGTAAAGTGAGAACGCAAACCCAAGGCATCCATTACCGCTGCTTTAGCGTGAATACCAGTCAAGAGACCATTCTCTTTAGGAATGTAAGAGAGACGAGACTTAGCTTTACCATTGTTATTCGGAATGGTTAAAGTCTGTTTCAGTACGGTGTCTTTCTCATTGATGGCATCTTTTACCCTATCGTAATCAACACTAATCAATTCACCTGCGTCAGTGAGTGAGTTAATCATGGTGTTGACGTTAGTGGAGATATCACCAGAGGCATCGTCTGTATTGGTGAAGATTTCCGGATTAGCACTGAAATAGTTCAGTACGGCTTCAGGAGAATCAGGAGGCAGAGAAATGGAACCAATGGTTTCCTCTAAGTTCTCCATGGTAAGAGGAATAGAATCAGTCAGGATAGGGCGGTTCTCTTCTAATTCGATTGGGTTAGAGACAGGCTTAATCTCAGTGCCAGTATTTAAACCCGTACCTTTCCATACGTCCACATCGCCTTCAGAAGCAACCAGTTGGCGAATCTTCTCGAGTGTTTCAGTCTTACGTCTCAATTCTGCTTCACGGGGAGATTCCTGTTCTTCTTTCTTAGCTGGTTTCTCTTCTTCTACCGGTTTGATTTCCGGTAGTTTCTCTTTCATTTCTTCCAGAGGGTCTTGAGGAATGAACACATCTACCTCTTCCTCACGAACAATCTCTCTTACTTCTTTCACTACCGGTTCATTGTGTTTCAATGCCTCTTCTACAGATACCTTCTCATGTAGATTACCATCTTTAACATGGGTAGGCTCTACAGGGGTAACGTGAGTAGGTTCTACGGGAGTGACGACTTCAGTTACAGAATCCAAAGCTTTATCAATAACGGTTTCTTCTTCGTACTGGATAATACCGTCGTTATTGATACCTAAGCCATTGGTTTCCCCTACGGAGAATACCGGTTCTTCAATACCATCTACTACAACCTTATCACGCTCTTCGTGAGTAGGGATAGTAGAAGGATCTTGTTTGATTTCGTTTACCATGAAATGCTGTCCTTTAAAACAAAGTTAGAAAAAGTAGATTACAGTAATCCTTGGTTAGGATTACTGTAATACTCAGGGATTATCGATTATTACTTCAAACAGGCTGTCTGGCTACCTCAGGAATGTGCTCTGCTTCAGGTACCTTAGTATTGGTATACTGATGCAAACGAGTCTGTAAGAAAGTCTTAATATCAGCAGGTGCTTCGTCTAAGTGCTGGCTATAGTAAGAGAACTTCATGGTGGAGTAGAAGTCCGATACGTGTTTAATAGCCGGTTCAAACAGACGTAAGATACGGTTACCACATACGAAGAATCGCAGTTTAATATCCGTAATCAGTTCCAGGATGTAAGCATCCTCACGAGGCACATCTTTCTTCACATTGCCTTCTTCATCCAGATACTTGGTGTAGAGAGAGCGAATGGATTCCAATTCTTTGCTCATTTCCTTATTGTCACTGACAACCATATCAGTTAAGGTAATGAACTTGTCTCTTTCAGGCAAGTAAGGCAAGAACTTAACGTTCTCATCGCCTGTCACTTCCTGGATAGCCTTAATTGGCTTATTCAGTTGCTCTTTCAGCTGTTTATAGGTTTCTTCACAAGACTCGAAGGTAGAGTCTACTAAAGCAGCATACTGCTCCTGAGTGATTTTACCCTCCAATTCAGCAGGTAATTTAGCATGGCTGACTACTGCTTCTAAAGTATCGGTATCCCCTACAAAGGGTTTCTTCGGATTCTTGATGAGGTATTTGGTCTCTTCACCGAGTTTCAGTTTGCGTTTCAGAGAGACTTCGCTATTGGTTTTCGGTACCTTCAGTTTGATTTTGTCACCGAATACCGGAGCCATGTCAACATATTGGCTTTCATCCTCTACCTTGGATTCGGTTACCGGAAATGATTTTGGTTTCTGGCTCATTTTCTTTGGTTGCCTTTCTTAAAAATGAAAGAATGAGTGGGTAATAATTGCTTCCATAACACAGTAAAGGTTATGAAAAATGAGAGATTATCAGACATATAGATAATCGAATAGTTATATTTAGACTATCCGTCTAGAAAGGGTTTACAGTGGGTAATTTATTCTTAAACTTCATGAATGAATACTGGACACCGGAAGAAGTCAAGTGGTATACCGAAATCATGGATTTGATTAATGCGGTACAAGAAGACTATGCTGACAACATTGATTTAATTATCTATAGTCAGACAGACGAAGTATCCATCAATGAAGTAAGTGATTTACTGAAGAAGACCGTACAGGATATCATTATTGCTTTATTAGAGAATATCGGTGTTACGGTAGCTGAAGATTATCCTTTAGATACTATTCTGCTTTATCGTATCTACAAGGACATGATTGAAATTGAGAACAACGAACAGATAGACTTTGCTTTGTCTATCTTAGAATCCGACTTAGATGACGTAACCGTGTTCTACGAATTACTCACTATAGTCGGTACACTAGAAGTCGATGAGAGCGAGTTTACCCAACAGATTGCTAAAATCTCTCCGTTTACTCGCAGCAAGCTAACTCAATACTTCTACTCCCGTAAGGAGACTCAGGTAGCTGTAGAGGAAACCTTCGATAAGATTAAAGCCTCTAACCGAATCAAGCAGTTTATCGAGGTATTAAACGACTCTGAATTCCTAACCATTAACCTAATTCGTAATGGTGTAGAGATGGGTTTGTCGTTTAAGTCTTATCTTAATCTCTATAATGAAGAGATTTTCAATCTCGATATTAAGGATATCTGCTACAACCTCTATCTCTTCGCTATCATCTCTCAAGATGGTTGTGATGCCCCTGTTGCTACCATTGAGAAACACATCCAAAACTACCTCTTTGAAATGGCTGAAGTCGATAGCGTGCTGAGGGGTGTAGGTCAAATCCAAATGAAACTAGGAACGTACTGAATATGGATAAACTAGACTATTACAAAATAGGATTGAAGAAAGGCTGGTTTAAAGATGCCTTTTGGGTGAAATCCTGTTTATCTCTATTTTATACCGAGGATACGACACATTACTTGGTAAGAAGAGACAAAGGTTACTTCTATTGTTACGATGAAAGCGGTAATGAAATCAAGATTACCGGTAACAACGATATCAATGCTCCTCTCTTAAGAGTAGGTGAAATGCTTACCTTAACCAAAGGAGAAGTACCCAATATCACCAAAGAGACTCGTACTTCTGTAGGTTGTTTACTCATGAACTACTTACTGACTATTGATCCCTTTAAAGGAAAAGTACCTTATATCAACAAACGGTTCTCTCCTCGCTCAGTAGAACCTTACTTCCTATTGAAGTGGACTCGTAGTGAGAAAGACGTTACTGAAACTGAGCCTGCTAAAGAAGGGGAAATCTTCACTGAAGAGTATCTTACCTTCGCTAATAATGCATTACATCTAACCAACTACTGCCAAACAGTCAATGCTTCGGTGACTAAGAAAGCCTTAATGACCAATCCAATCGTCGAGAAGCGACGTTTAGAGCTCTATAAAGAGCATGAACACGAACTCAATGATCCAGTAGTACAGGCTAAGATTGATGAAGAATTGGTGAAACTGGATAAGGAATACCTAAAAGACGATGAATCCATGGGTTTCCTAGGGACATCAGGTAAAACCTTCTCTAACGTAAGACGTCGTTTAAATAACCACTTTGGTGCTCCTAAAGGACTAACTGATAAGGATCAACCTTTTATCGAAAGACCTTTAAGAAAAGGGATAGATTTAGAGAGATTCTCTCTTTATACCAACGATGCTTACTCAGGTAGTATTTCCCGAGGTCTGGAGACGCAAGAAGGCGGTGTGAAGACGAAAGATGCGATTAGGTCTGCCGCTAACTTAAAAGTCGCTATGGACGATTGTGGTAGCCGTATCGGCGAGATGGTACAATTCAGTAAAGACACTGAAAAGAACAGAAGATACATTGGTTATTACTATCTGGAGAACAAGAAAACCATTAAGATTACCGAGGATAATCTCGCTAGTTTATCAGGTAAGTTAGTGGAAATGAGGTCTCCTGCTTACTGTATTGCTAGGAACAGTAGTTTCTGTAAGTGCTGTGTAGGTCCTAATGTGGCTAGTTATCCTAATGGTATTGTAACTGTCAATGCTAGGATTACCAGCATTATTCTTAACCTTAGCATGTCCGCAATGCACTCGAGCACCGTTTCAGTTAGCAGATGGAAAATAGATTTAATTTCTTAGATAATCTACTACTGTACTGGCCTGTTTAAGCCAGTACAGTAGGTTTCATTTTATCCCAATAATGACAATAACTGTGAAATTATTGTAACTGTAGGGAGTTAACATGTTTGTTAAGTGGTTAATGGATGTCAATGAAACCACCTTGTTTGGTGATAAAACTGTACGTGAATTAACTAAGGGGAGTCTAATTAGGTTAAGTGATGGTTCTTTTGGTGTAGTTAGAGATATTCTAACGAGAGATGTTGGTTTTACTACCGAATATGCTATAACATTAAAAGATGGTTCTGTTCTCAATCTCAATACCGAGAGTAAAATGACCGTTAGGTGCAGTACTACTAACAATACTCCTCGTACCTTAAATATAAGATCGATATACTTGTTGTTTAGACACTATTTCGATAACCAGGAAAGATTTGGTAGGATTCACCGAATGAAGATAAAAGACCTAGGCACTGATACAGAAATCATTATTGAAAATGTAGAAGAGCTACGCTATGTGAAGAGGACGATTTTACTAGTGGAAGCAGATCATGAATTCAATGGTGTTATTGTAAATAATCGATTTGTTTTGGAGTCGTAAATGGAGAACATTGGTAGAAGGGCTTTATTTAGACGAATGGTATCCGATAAGGTTGATCGAGACATTAAAATAATCCACGGCTTAACAGAACTAATTCAATTTAAAACCAAGGGAGGGTGGGTTAGTTTACCAGATATAAAACCAGGTACTAAGTTGATTAGCCTTTACAACAACGAGGTTACTGTAAAGTACAAGATACCTAACCAGATAGAGAGAACATATTACGTGGTTATAAGGGGAGAAAGAGGAATTGAGGTTTGTGGGAATTTCGAGTTGTTCGTCCATTGGCATTATTGGAGGAGCTGTCCCTTGGATAAAGGTTATCGTAATGCGACAGTTAGAACAATGATTGATGGGTATACCGTTACCGACAGTAGAGGTGAAGGTAGGTTGAAGCACAATTATTTCAGGATTATGCCCATCTATCCCAGAATGAAGGATTTCTATAAAGGAGAACCCAATTTACCTATCCACCCTTATAACTTAGGTGTAATATTGGGTAATGGGTGGTGTAGCGGACATAGACCTGTTATGTTTTGTACCCCGTATAAGGACATTGTAGATAGGTTCATTTCTAATTTGGATACTAAGGAACAATCAGCAAATGTACTCCACTATAAACCAGGTGAAAGATACGGAATTGATTTTTACTATTGTCGTGTCAATAAAGGACCAGCTAGTGACGGTAAACCAAACCAATACAGGGAGAAATATACCTCCCTTGGGCTTAAAGGTAAACGTAGTTGGGAGAAGTTCATTCCAAGGTTGTATTTAGAAGAAACCTCTCTAGAACAGAGAATCGATTTACTACAAGGGCTAATGGATACAGACGGGAATGTGTCGACACAATTAGCCATGAGGTACACAACTTCCAGTGAGCAATTAGCTTACGATTTAAGAAAACTCATTTGGTCTATCGGTGGTTACTGCCATATTCGTAAGGACGATAAAACGTATCCTGGATATGAAAGAATAAGACCTACTTACTTTGTTCAGTTTAACGTAAGTGACCCAGAGAGGTGTGTTTTCACTAAGAAGAAACTAGACCGCATTAAGAAAGTAACTAAGTTTAAAGGTGATAATAAATTCGGTTTAATCATTAATGACATCATTGGATCACCTAGGGAAATGATAAATTACTCTTTGATTCTAGATAAGGACGAACCACTAATCATGCAGAATTACATTCCTACTGCCTAGCAGTATCTAAATGGAAATTTGATTTGATATCTTAACTGAATAACGACTACTACACTACCCAGAATAGGTAGTGTAGTAGTTTATAATCTATTTTATTATACCTATATATTACTAAAACGAGAGAATAGAAAGTCTCCTATTCTTCTCTTGTTCTAAGATTAACCCAAAGCCTTTTCCTACTCTACACCATTGCGAGTGGTGTAGAGTAGGTCGAGACTATTAGGCAATGTAAAGGAGTATAGCTATGGTCAATAGACCTAAAGTACTGCCTTCAGTCGAATCCATCGCCGCTTATCGAGCCGCACAAGGTGAGAAAGCTAAAATGGAATTAGATAACATCTTGCGTAGATTGTCTTTACGTAAAGAGTTACAGGCTGCAAGTGGCCTCCTGATTAGGTAGCCAAATAAGACAGCTAGTGTACCAAGGTATATTGGCTGTCTATACTCCCATACTTTATTCTAACGACAGGAAGAAAATCATGTTAAATACAGAAAACCGAGACAGTGTATACCTGCCCTTCACTCTAGAGGACGACTCTTACGAGGCACCCTCAGGTGATATCACCCAGCTACTGGCATCTATAGACGAAAGTCTAAGGTGCCGTAACGAGCAATGGGACGGGATATTGGAAACATTAAACGATATCTCAACTAAGTTAAGCTACGTCATCGACAAGCTCGATGACTAATGAGAATAAGAGAGACTGGATTACCTGGTCTCTCTTTAGAGATAAACCAATTAATGGAATTCCAGTTCGAGTTCCATTAACTGTTTATTTCATTCTTTAATCCAGTGTCTATTTAAAAGGAAATCAAAATGACTAAAATCAACCGTAACCGCATTATCCTCTTTGTAGTGTTCTTCGCTATTGCAGTTATTGCTAATGTAGCAATGAACACTTTGGTAGAGAACCACTACACTCAGTACTTCCAGGTACTGAACTTTAGAGGTATTTCATTCCTTATTAGTGCAGTGATTGCTTCAATCCCAGGATTCATTATCCTGGTTAACCATTACGCACGTAAAGGTGAATTCTAAGTTTCTCCTGTCTCGCTTATACGAAAAGTATAAGTTTCAAGAGGCTGGTTTACCATTTGGTAGACTAGCTTCTTTTTTTGTTTTAATTCTAGATTCAGAAAGCTCTATATCATTTACGTGGTAACACTAAAGTAGTCTACTCCAGACTACACTATTGTCTATTTAGAAAGGACACTAACAATGGAACTAACAATGAATGCAAAACTTTTAGTAGAAGAATATTTAAAAGATTGTGGTCTTGGTAACACAGTGTTCCTGTGGCCACCTTATTACCCACATATCCACCGTAAATTGTCTTGCAACAATGTAACTGATATTCAAAATGAGACTCGTGCGTTTCATGAGGAAGCATTCAGTCTCTTAAAAGAGAAATTTCCTATTGAGGTGGAAACCAGCAATCGCCTTACCGACATTAGGTTCCTTAAAACAATTATGTTTAATCCCAATGAAGCATTCATTCCCAATAATGCTATTAACTACTACCCTACAGCTAATACCCCTAATCTGGTATTCTTGCCCCATATTCTGGAAGAGGACGGTAGCTTGAAATTCATTGCTTTCGATTCTTTAAAAGAATGCAGCTTAGCTTTCCTGGATATTAATCCAGCTATCGAATACGTCAAGACAATGGTAAAAGATACCCTGGGTAGAGTAGCCATTACCTTATTGGACTTAAATGAATTCACTGAGAAAGTGGATTTAAATGGTCACCACATTAAAGTGATTGGTGATGGTCGTTTCAGTGTTGCTGGCTATGCAATCGACAATAAGAAGGCATTGGAGTACCATGGTAAATCTAGAGATGGTCTCTTCTCATTCTTTCCATTTATTGAAAGGGAGTTCCAGTTAAATGAAGGTGAGGTACTCCCCCTAAATGAACACCCTATGTTCTCGGTTTATATTATTTATACAGCGAAAGACAACGAATTTCGGTTCTCTCTTAAGAGCATACCTGAAGCTGAATCTTCTGGTGTGATTGCTTGCCATTCGGTATACGAAGAACCAGGTGAGAACGGTGGTAAGTACCTCTACTGTTTCTGTACTAAACAGTTACAGAATGTACCAAACCTTCTCTTACCAGGTCACGTTATCCGTGAAATGGTTAATGTTATTGCTCAGGATATTAAGGAAAAGGATAAACGTTATTCCTTACCTGAGTTGGTGGATAGAAACAGAAGAACTCTATTCGGTATCATTGAAGACTTCCGCTCTAACAACGAAATCGTTCGTTTCGGGTACAGCAGTATCTTAACTGAAGAGGATATCTCGCGTAATCAAGCCCTCTACGGTCGCATTAACCAGCAGTATATCGTGAAAGAGATTGGTGACTTCCTCTATCGTGAGCGTCTACCTTATCAGGTGTTCCTCGAGAAACAGCTCTTCATTATCCACACGGATAAAGACCTACCTGAAGGTTCTAGAAACTTTAGTACCATGACTAATCCAGGTATCAGGGAGTCGTTAAGGAAGTTGACTAAAGAAGAGAAGGAGGCTCTTAAACAAGAGATTAAAGAGAAAGGTCTTAGTGTAAGCTATATGCAGAACAAAGACTACTCTAGAACTGGTGTATTGTTAGCCAATCCTTCTCGTGATCGGTATCTCGATAGTGAAGCTCCACTTGGTCTGGGTACCTATTCTGTTTACCACTATTTCTTTGTAGGTAAACCGGATATCAACACGGTATTGGATACCATGCGTCGATACTATAATCTCTTTAGGGATAAAGGCGGTATCTCTAGATTCTCTGTAGATAAAGAAACACCTCTTATTACCTACAAGAAACCCAGTAAAGTGGATGTAGATGAATTCTTTAGAATGGAAGACATTTACGTTACTAAAGCGGGTGATTACTTTATCAAGCATACCGAGTATGTGGATAATAAGGTAATCAATGTATTGCTGTAATCTCTAAAGTACTCCTTAGTGGCTCTTTGTGGCCACTAAGGAGCATTTCCCTTTCTACCTTCTTTTTTAATTTGACTATCTAATAGGCCATTAGTTAGTGAATTTATAAACGTTTATAAGTAAGGAAATTACACTATGTCACGTAGTAAACAAAAGCAACAGGTTAACCTGGGTTCTGTCAATTCTAACCAACCTATTGAGTTAGAAGAGAAAGACCAGGTAGGAGAGACTACTGAAACCAATGAATTGCTCACTGGTGAAGAAGTCATTACCCCAGTAGCAGAAGAACAGGTATTCAATGTAGAACAAGAAGAGAAGGAACGCGTAGCTAACCGTACTGATTCTCTCTTAACCGAGTCTGACATCATGCCTAGACTAGGTACCACTGCTAAGATGTCACTCTACGGTGTATTGGAATACATTAAAATCATGAAAGAGAATGAAGGACACATCCTTTATCTCTCTCAAGATACCAATTACGTGGTGAATGATGGTCCTGCTTACCAGGTGAAACTTTTCCGTGATATCATGGACATCATTACTAAAACCGATGATGCTGACTTCCAGCTCTCTATGGATTTCCTGATGCAGCTCTTCCGTACTGAAGAGACTGTACTCTCCATCTACAGCTTGATGAGATTCCAAGAGAACATCCGTCTCTCTCCAATTGAATTGAAATGCTACCCCAATCTGATGACTATTTTGACTACCTTGGCTGATCCGTTGACTCGCCAAGCTAAGTTGAGAAGAGAATTCGATTTGGCTAAAGCACTGGAATTCGGTTTCAGTGATGCAGCTAAAACCCGTATGCAATATTATTTCAGTTTCTAACTCAATCCACAATCTACACTACTACCCAACGGTTAAGGGTAGTAGTGTAGTATTTAATTATGTACTCATGTGAATCTGTTCAATTTTATTGAAAAGGATTAGAAATGAATACAGATAACTGGAAACAGATGCTCTCCCATGCTGGGTGTAATAGAGAAACCACAGAGTTGTGGTCTCCTTACTTTGCTCAATATGCTAAGGATTACAAGATCACGACTGTACTGAGAATCTCTGCTTTTCTAGCCAATGTCATGGCAGAATCGCACTACCTTACAGCATTAAGAGAGAATCTAAATTACTCAGCTAAAGGTTTAGCCAATACCTGGCCTAGTCGTTACTCAGTCACCGGTAAAAGAGGAGGTGCACCTAATACTAAAGCACTCGCTATTGCCGGTAATCCTGAGAAGATAGCCAATCACTGTTATGCCAATAGAATGGGTAACGGAGATGAAGCTTCGGGTGATGGCTGGAGATATAGTGGTAAAGGACCTATCCAGATTACAGGGAAGACCAACTTTGAGTCTTTCTTTAAGGATAATGGTTTACCGCTCACTACCGATACTAACCTATTAACCTTACCTGATTTAGGGGTAAAATCAGCCATGTGGTACTGGAATAAGGCTAACATTAACGTGAATGCCGATAAACCAGACTTTGATGGGTGCTGTGATAAGGTGAATATCGGTAGTAAGACTCGTGCTATCGGTGATGCCCATGGCTACAATACTCGTCTTTCTATCTACAATAAACTGAAAGACTTCTTATCCCATCACCCTGAATTACTAGAAGACAAACCTGTCTCTGTATTGAAGGCTAGTGATATGGATAAGGTAGTGGTTCCAGTAGACAAACTGTTAGAATACGACCCAGATGGGGAGTATCAGTTTGAAGTAATAGAAAACATTCGTAAACTCTAAGAGGTACAAAACACAATGACACAATCTAAGAATGTAAAACTGAAGCTGTATATCAGCATCGTACAATGGGTATTCTTATTCATCGCTTCGATGATTATCAATATCCTCTCCTTAATCTTGGCTCCTTTCATTGCCATTTACTCCCTCTACAAACCGGTACCTAAGTACTTTAACTGGTTTCTGACTCACGATTGTGGGATAGATGGTGACCCAGACCACTTACAGAGATGGACTGGTGATTCTAAATGGAAGAAGTTCTTACGTAGAACCGCTTGGCTGTGGCGTAATAAAGGATATACCTTCGACTATGATGTTTGTGGTCGTATTCTAGGCAATACTTTAGTGAATAAAGGTGATCCTGAAACCTCTGATGCTAAGAAGGCTGGGTATATCTTCCAATACGATGAAAACGGTACTTGGGAATACTACCTAGTGAAACCTTATTCCTTTAAACAGGATAAGTGTTTAAGGCTTCGCTTTGGCTGGAAGATTGCCGATGGATCAGTAGGTACAGGAGCCAGAATGATGCTGGCTACCTCTATTGGTATTTGGAAAGACTTTGTTTCTCGTCCTGATCCAATACCAGTAGAAGAGACTAAAGAGGCGAAAGAAAACCTGGGTGGTTTCAATGGTACTAAAGAATAACTAATTGATCACACTCTGCTCTAGGTAATTAAACCTAGAGTAGAGCAGTGTTTTGATTTTATATCTTAAGGAGAGTAAAGTGTCAGAAAGCAAGCTGAATGTAAGTAACGTTATCGAGATTACGAATAACACACCATTAGAAGAAAGAGAAACGGATTTTACACTCAGAGTCATTGATGCCGTATTGACAATGGCTTCTAGGAATACAGCAAAAGTAATAGAGCTAGATTTGATTAAACGCTTAGGTGGAACAGAGAAGGTCAAGGGAATCCATCTCTCTATCTCTAACGAGCGTTATGGTTACCATGGTAGAGAAAGTCAACTCTTTACCTTTACAGCTAGTCTACCTAACAACCAGAAAGTCGTTCTGAAAACCACTCTCTACACTCATGATAAAAACGAAGACACGATAATCTATTACGATTCTAAAGACGATATCCATAAGTTCGTTACTGCTATTGTAGATATCATTAATAATCAAGAAGGGAAATAGATGTTGATTCGTAAGGAAGACATTGAACACTATACCGTAAGAAAGAATAACTTCGAATCGATTGTGCAGTGGTTAGAGAGGAATAATGTAATCTGTACTCCCTGTAGAAACAATCATTCTATTTGGATGATATTAACAATAGGTGATAAGGAAGAAGAAACTGTAGCCTACTTAAGCGATACGATTGTTAAGATAGGTAATGACTTTAGAATCTACAGTGAGAAGGGGTTTAGTATCTTTCTAGAGAAGAACAAGATTACTCTTTAATCCTATTTAAACTAAGCTCTCTACGTAGTACAGTGAGCTGTAAATTTAGATTTACAGAGAACTATAGCTCACTAGACC